TAACACGGTCATTAGACCTAGTTTGTACACTATAAAGTTTTCTAGAATTTCTTTGTGTAGAGTTATAAATGATATTATTTCCAACAATTGATTCTACCTGTGTCCATAACACCGACTCTGCACCTAGGGTATTAGTACTATACAACCAAACGTCGGTGTTATTAATACCCGGTGAATCTAAATCTACAACTTCGTTAGGCGTAGGTCGTTCTACTACAAAATTTCCTTCTTCTAATGTACCTTGACGGAAATGTAAAAAGAATCCAGTGTTACTACTGGCTGGGCCGCCGCCATCGTCTCTGTATAAAAATGCCAGGTTATTTCCTGGAAGCGGTGCCTCTTCGTATATTGAATCCGAATCTTTAAATACTGTAGAAACAACATCAAAGTCCATGGTGCGGCCATCGATATTTTTAGTAAAACTGTATACAGGTATTTCTGTGTTTAATCCATTAATCCTATATTGTTCTGTTGCTACACCGCCGATAACTTTTTTGTCTTGAGGGCGACCAAATTGTATTATTTCGTTCATCGACGAATTAATTATCTTAATAAATTGTTCATACCAATTGCTGTTACTAGGATCGTTCCACAGCACTGTTTGTCCTGATAAGTTTCTACCGTTGCTGTCAATAATTTCTTCAGTGGTACTTACAGCAGAAAATTTTAATAATCCGTTGGCTGGGATGTTTCTTTTAGGGTTATAGGACAGTAGACGTGCTAGACGTAGTACGCTTTCTCTGCGTTCTGCTAGTTCAAGAAAGTTATCGCGAGCATTTAAGTCAAATCTAAATGCTAGATTTTGACCTAAGAATGCAATGAGATCGATAAGGGCCAAGTATTCACTTGACTCAATGTAATCGTTAAAATCTTCTGGATAATTCTCACGCAGGTACGCAATCATCGTACGGCGTAAGTTGTCAAAGTCGTAACTTTGAAAGTCTGCATTACGGAAACTCTGGTAGATTTTTGTCCAGTCTTCCGCGGCAATTAATCGATTTTGTCTATCTATGCTACCCATATATGTCCCTCACATGTTATTTATCGTGTAAGAAAATGTGGGTAGTTAATTTATAGAATACTGTTGGCTTCGTCGAATCTAAAACGTAAACTTTCTGATATGTTATAAGGCAGGTAAGTTAGATCGCATTCTATTTGTAGGCCGCTTTCATACTCACTTACTGTGATATCCACTACTCGAACACGGGGATCGTAGTTAATAATAGATGTTACGTCTTCTATAATTAAATCTCTTATTTCGTCGGTCAATGGTTCAAATAAAACATCCCAGATAATTGTTCCAAAATTTGGATTTTCTAATTTTTCGCCTTTTCGAATGTGGAAGTGATTGGTAATATCTTGTTTTATCAATGAAATATCATACAAAGGAAACGTGCCAGAATCCGCAACTGTGCTGATTCCTCTGTAGGTACGGCTAGTTACAATACTGGATGTTCTAGTAGACGGAACAGTAATTCTAGAAACAAGATTTTTTTCGATATTCATAGCAGTATTTATTTTCCAATTTTCTTAAATGTGTCCAGTGTTGCTGATAACTTACCGTCTTTAGGTGTAGCATCAGGAGTATGTCCAGCAGGATTTAAGTTTTCATGGCCGCTCCACGGTTCTGCTTGCGGCACTCTACCCGGTTTGTCACCCGCGCCAGCAGTGGCAGCAGACGGTCCGTTCATGTGAATCTGTGCGGCTGTTTCTAAGTGATTTCCTCCGCTGTTAATATTTGTTGCACCGCTGGTGGTAATCAATGTATCTGCTCCGCTGACAATTTCCATGGCTGCTCCGCTGTCTAAATGCATTTTGTCCCCACTAAGAATATTAACTTTACGTCCGGCACTCATGTTAATATCTCTATCAGCAGTTATGTTTAAGTCATTCTTTGTGTGAATACTAACGCTGTCTGCGGCATAGATATCCAACTTACCGTTACTGGTTAGTTCTATCCATGTAGTACCTTTAGCGTTGCCAATATAAATCAAATCTTCTGTGTTGTGTAGTAAAATTTGATGTCCTGTTCTAGTACGAATTCTTACTAATTCATTGTGCGGTAATGTTGGGTCTCCTTCTTTTGACAGTTCAACATTGACATATTCTGGTGGGCCTTCACTGGCTGAGGTTTTACGTAACAATGTTGGATCACCGTCATCCATGACGAATGTAGAACCGCCTAATCTGCTTACAAATGCACCCGACACTTTGCTTTCATAATGGCCAATAGATCCTGTTTTTGCGCCACCACGTCGATCAACCGGTCCTGGTGTAGAAATACCAAACACCATACTAGGCATGTCCCTGCGAGCACTAGAAGTAGTAATACCTCTTGTTTCGTCTGTAGATAATCCTTGCTGTGCTAATACTGAGTTGAAAGGGTGTACTGGTTTTTTAATCAGTGTCGTATCTGACTGTAAAGTATCATTAGTTTTTTTATTCCATTCTGCAACTACTTTTTTACCTTTACTTGTTGGGTCATTATGTAATTCTGTTGCTGCCAAACCTGGAACCATGAAGTTCATGAATTCGTCTTGCACACATCCTATCCAGAATCCTTGTTTAATATCACCTTCGACAAATACACATAACACTGTACAACCTACATCTGGAGGCACTGCCCAGAATCCGTAACTTTTTTGTGTTCCGTTGAAATTATTATTTTTATCATTACTATCTACATTTGTAACCCCGTAGAAAGGACTTAGGTATCTTACAGGTATTGTTTGACCTTGGCGATTATAAGTATTACCCACTTCTCTTAATAATTGTACATGTAGTGTTCCCATGTATTTAGAATCTACGTTACTTACAACTCTTGCAAGATACGGACCGCCACTAAATTTGTGTTTTCGTTCGGATGATCTTTCAGGTGTAGTCATAGTGGTTCTCGATTTTTAAAAATGTATGTATATTCATTGATTGTTAAATTCGCTAGTATTTTGAGTTTCAGTTTTACTATTTGTAGGTTTAAACAATGTAGACACTACTTTATTTCTTATTATTCCAAGCCCTTCAACTAATGATTTTACAACCGATCCAGGTGCGCTTGGATTAGCAGTTGCTGATCCAGAATCTCCAGTATCGTTGGCTAGGTCAGACCTATTAAAGGCTGCTACTCTCTGATTAGGTGGGCTGTCGCCTGGCGGTGCGCCGGTGGCAGGGCCTTCAATGGCTGCGGTGCGATCCTTGGCGGCTTCTTGCGCAGAACTTGAAAACGCTACACCTGGAGCGTCAGTTACTAATTGTTCGCCAGGACCTAAACTGTCAGCAGCCGATACTTGTCCACGTACTGGTACTGGTTTATTCGTACTTTCAGCAGTTTGATTACGTCGACGTTGTAATGATAACTCTTGAGTAAATTTACCGTTTTGAAACTTATGTCTTGCTTCTAGCACTCTATATAGACCACTAAAATGTCTAACTATTTCTGTACTTCCAAAATCCATCAATCCTGTAGAACTATCGTAGTCTACTGGCGTTCTAAAAGTAATCGCTATGTCTACTTCTCCGCTTTGATAATCCATGGCTAGATCTTTTGTGACATTAAACGACCCTGAGCCGGTATTGCTAAAATTACCCAAGCCACTGTCGGCAAGGAAATACGGGTCGCCCATTATTGTAAAATTAGGAATATTTACTAGATCCGTTTCGCTGTCATTTAATGCTCGTTGAAAGGCTTCAGCCACCCGTGTTTTTTGGTCTACATAGGTAGTACCGCCGTTGTTATTACTTTCAGGTGTTGGTGGATTGGATGCCATTCGTGGTGCATTACGCTCTCCCCAATAAGAACTATTATCGTTAGAAATTTTGGCTGTATTAGATTCAGGAGTTGCGGCATTTCTGCCATTAGACGTTAAATCCTTATCATCTAAACCAGAACCTTTGGCCACAGAGTTAAACATTGCTTGCGGGAATTCAATATTAAAACCTAAAACTTCTGTGTTGTTTCCTGTGTAAATATAGTCATATACTTTAGCAACCTCTGTTGCCAATTCAGCAAGACCAGCAGGTGCCGCTTGGTTGGCTGTATTTCTTTCACTATGTACAAAGTAAGGAACAACTTTAAAAACTAACAATTTAGGTACGTTGTTATCCCCAATGTTACCTTCTTTAGGCGGTTGAAAATGCACTTCTGATTCTATTCTAAACCACGGTATCATTCCCTTTGGGTCTATTTTTTGTGCGTCTACTCCTGCCCTGCAATATTTGCTATGCAGTAATATACTAGAAATAGCGTTGACAATACTAGTACCCTGACTATATGTAAATTGCCTTTTGTTTTTATCATAGGTAATTTTCTTTCTAGATATAGGATTTGATGGATCTATTTGAATATCATTTTGATCATTGGAATTACCTTGTCCAGTCATAGTAGAATCAAACTGTAAAATACTCTTACCAATAGGGTTTAAATCATCACTTTCTTGTATCAAGTTAGCCGCAGAAACTCTTCTACTTACTTTTGGTAGAAATGTGTTTGCAGAATTAGGATTTATTTTTGCTACTTCAGGACTGACTCCTGGTGCTTGCGAACTTAGCCCCGAGGCATCATATAATGTACCGTCTTCAGAACTTCTTCTAATATTGCTAATAGTGCCGTCTTCGTCACGAAGTTCTATTCCTACATTGTTTCCTCCCTGATCAACTCCTTGTAATTCCGTTACGTTTGGTGTTTTAGGAAAAATTATTATTACTTCGTCAAAAGCAGTTGCGGCTGGGTTTTTAGATGCATACTCTTGCAGTCTTTTATTAACAATGGTCTGCAAACTACGCTCACCGGACTGTAGTGCTTCTTGAACAGTCGATCCTTCAACAGAAATGTCATGTTCAAATAATTTAAAATTATTTAAAAACACCATTTCGTTGCTAGGTAAGGCTGTTACTTTATAAACCGAGCCGCCGGCGGTAGCGGTCATTGCCATAGTTGTAAACGTAAACGGAATATGACGTGTGGTGTTTGGTATTTTTATAGGAGTTCCGTCGTCGTCATAGCCTATGAATTCAAAAGTTAATAAGAACGTTGTTTGACCTAGATAACTAGACCAACCCTGGCTTTGAGCCGCGTTCTGACATACCTGCATAAACAGCCCCATGCTGTAAGGCTCAAACACATCAAAACTTATAGTATAAGCATTCGATGCTTGCGTTTCACGGTTATACGTTATTTGTGAATTTATTTCAACATTGTTAATGCCAAAGTCATATTTTCCTGTTGGATTATCTTTTGTCTTTATCGCGGATTCTCCTGCGAGATCGCCGGCTCCTGAACTGCGTAAAACTACAGTTCCAATGTTTCCGTTTTTATAAGACTGTTTAGGATTGCTGTGCATAGCGGCACTGATGCAACTCATTGTTATAATTGCATTATAACTGGAAAATTTTGACAAGACATTAGGAAACGGCAAGGGTATTGGTGGTTTTCTCTTGGTCGCACTGCCTATATAGACTGTGTTGCCGATTCTAGTTTCCTGTAACGATCTATTGGTGCCATTTAGTACTTTTGGATCAGTTGCAGGTTTATTGTCTGTAGGCTTACCGTTTTGTTGAGAATTATTTGCTGACGGTGGAGGTGCTTTTCCGTTGACGGCGGCTTCTGCGCCGTTTACATATGTAGATACCCGAGTACCTGCACCATCTGCCTTAGTTGGATCTTTTAAATATTTTTCGTACCCATCTACGCCTGCGGCATGGGATGCCGCTAACATTCCTGCTACCTTATCAGGAGGTGTGTCTGGTGTTATCCGTCCTCTTGCAACTAGTTCTTGATAGTTTTTCTGCGTACCTTTATCAAATGCTTGATCTTGTATTGCTGGATTACTTAAAAATCCTTCTACACTCCCTGGCGGATTAGTCCAGTTTTTAGGATCATTCATGAATTTTCTATGATTTTCGGCACGTTCTAGTTGAGTACTTCCGAAAGAAGAAAACGCCGTCGATCGGCCTGGATTTGATACTATTAAGCCTTGGCTTTGCGCATATTCGGCGCCCATTTGATATGCGCCTCTATAACCCGAGTCGATCTTGTCGGCAACTTTTTTACCGTTCTCATATAATGGAGTACTTTGAAGGCTAGCATAGTTACCGCCACTTTCTTTTGTTTTTATAAAATTACGAAACTTTTCGTAATTCTCGGCGCCCATTGCTTGTTGTGCTGTGGCCATTTATTACAATCCTAACAATTTAAATAGTCCGCTCTTTTTAGGAAGAAATATTTCGACACCGGATCTAAAATCAAAAATAGGATCTCTAATTTCGTCCATGTTACGTTGTGCAAATACCCACCATAACTTTGGAGTACCATAAAGATAATTGGCCAATAGATCCGGTCTGTAATTAAACTGCGGCTCTATTACATAAAGAATATCATCATCCTGTGCAGCCACAGGTCTAATATTAAAATATCCTAATAAACTCGAACTTAAATTAGTCTTAGCCCATGGGCTAGTGTTGGGATATTGTGCAGACATTAAATGAA